TTCTCCCTGTTAGTGGCCGACCCAAAGTAGAGAGAGGACTCTGAGTCAGCCGAACTTGTTACCAAGTTATTAGTATTTGATATGAAAATAAATACTTAGTCTTTCGACAATTCTCTCTAACATATTTTTTATTTATAATCATATCTTTAATTGATTCGTTTTTTATATCTGATTTGTTTTAAAAACAAGAAATAAAACTAATATGCGAAAAATAATTTAAAATTGCTTAAATAAGCTATATTTTACGCCAAAAATAACATTTGCAATTTACAACCCATTTAGTAGATTAATCGTATGTTAAATAAATTAACTAACAACAAACAAGGAGAGAGAATGAACGAACCAACATTAAAAGAAAAAATAAAATTGTTAGAGGAACTTAAAGACCTTATGGAACAATTAGAAAAAGTAGAACATAGAACTTGTTTTACTAATTATTTTTCAAATGATTTTAAAGATAAGTATTATGCAATGTCTAATGATATTGATTTTGAAATAAATTGGTTACAAGATGAAGAAGTTAAACCAATTGAAAGTAAAGATATAAAAGTTAATGTTGATAGATTACAAAAACTTGGAATTATAAAAGAGGGGGCATAATGAAAAAAATAGCATACTACACTTTAGGTTTTATTTTTTCAGCTTTCTGTTTAACTGCAATCATGTTAGGTTGCTTAATACAATTATCAGGGGGGAGTATATAATGACAACTACATGGATTCATCAATACAAAACTAAAACCAGAATTTATACTTTACTGTATAGTTATGGTTCTTCTAAACCAGAAATATATTGGAGAAAAAAATAATGAGAATACCAACTAACTCAACTTTTACAAAAGAAATGTCTAAAAGACTACAAAGAATAATTAACCCTCAAACTACCTTAGAGGAGTTACAGAATTTACAGGAAGAAGTTAATATGATTAATCCTGTAGATACTTATTTGCAAAAGCAAGTAAGTCATTTGGAGAAAAACAATGAACCCAAAACAAATGTTCAAGGTTCAAGAACAACTAGACAAGAAGAAACAAATGGAGAAAGATTTGTTACAAAAGTTGTTAAAGAACAAGGAACAGCAGAAGAATTTGGCTTTTAAACTTCATCACTTGAAGTATCATCAGCCAATTTTATAGAGAGTAAAAAAAAGGAAAACGATATGAAAAAAACAATACTTTTATGTGGGCTACTTGCCACCCTATTACAAAGTTGCAGTACATATACTCCGATTGTAGATACCAAAGGCAAAGCAAAATTTGAAACATCTAATGCTAGTGAGATTTCAAATGATATTTTACATTGTCAGCATCTAGCAAAAACTAACACTACCTTTTTTAGTAATATTGGTTTCTGGGTAATAAGTCCAAAAGCCGAAACTCAATATGCAGATATTTATAGAAAATGTATGCAAGGTAGAAACCATCAAGTCTTAAATTAAAGGAGAAAACATGAAAACAAATAACACAGTAGAAGAAATCAATATCTCAATTAATAATCTATTAGAAGAATGGAATATTAGTGATGACCATAACGATAAAATTGTTACCAATATTATAGGGTTACAATTAAAGAAAATAAGATTGGTTAATAAGCTAACCCAAACTAGAGTTGCTAAGGCAATAGGCGTTACATTTCAACAAGTGCAAAAGTATGAAAGAGGCCAGAATCTAGCGAATCCAATTAGGTTATTAGCTTTAACACAATATTTTAATGTAACTATTGATTATTGGGTAAAACCGATATTAAATAGAGAATTATTATTAATAAAAAAAAAGAGAGGAATAAATGTATATCCGTTCAAAGAAAGATTCATGGAAAAGCAAACGCATCAAAGCCATGAATAGAATACTAAGTAGAAGTAAAGCTAAGAAAGAAACTACAGAATACTATTTACCAGAATATAATAGAATATGTGTTTCAAATGCAGAAAATAAACAACAATATAAGGGAGAGAATAATGGCAATTCATAAAACAGAACATGGTCATACGATTGAGTTCAATGAAGAAAAACATGTCTATATTCATAACAACGAATATGTAGTTGGTATGAGTACACTACTTGGAAAGTTAGCTAGTCCAATGTTAGAGAATTGGAAGATTAGCCAACAAGTAAATGCTATCAAAACTGAAATGGAACGAGAGGGTATTCCTATAGACCAAATACAAAAGATAGTTACTAATGCTAAATCTAATGCAAAGAAACAAGGAGATAATATTTTAAATATAGGCTCTATGGTTCATAAGTTTTGCGAGATGTGGCTTAAAGGAGAAAAATTTACTGACCCAAGCGACCCTGTAATATTAGGTTGCTTTGAGAAGTTTAAAAAGTTTTGGACAAAACATAATCTAAAAGTTATTGAGTCTGAAAAGGTTTTATACTCTGAACGAGGGTTCTGTGGAACTTTAGACTTAATTGCTAAAGACTCACAAGATAATCTTTGGCTCATAGATATAAAAACTTCTAAGGGTTTGTTTCTAAATATGGTTCATCAATTACATGGATATAAGTTGGCCTATGAAGAACAAACAGGAAAGAAGATCAATAAGATGTATATAGTTCGATTGCCTAAAGATAGTGGCGACTTCGAGGCTAGACATATCTTATATAAAAAGGAACACTTAAAAGCATTTCTTGGATTATTAAGTTGTCATAAATCCGAGTTAATGTTTAACGAGTCAGTACGAAAATATAATCAACTAAAAAAAGGTAAAACAAATGTATCAAAAAAGTAACTATGATATGCCATTCTGTGGCCTAAGTGTAAGAATTAAACCAACAGGAAAACAAGCACCTAAATATGAATATAGTGCTGATGCAAGTAAAGTTAAATATACTTGTAGCTTGACTAAAAGAAAATTCTCACTTTCAGAAATTAACGATTGGAGTAATCTTCCTGAAGTAAAACCTTATTTTCAAAAAGGATATATTTTAAAATATATGGCTAAGACTCAGGAAATACAAAATCCACACCAATACGATAAAGGTAATACTGAATTAGTATTTTCTTTAGTAATGGTAAAACCATATCAACCTCAACCGAATGTAGATGGATTTAAGCCTGTAGGTCAAACTATGCCTAGATATACTGAGCAACAAATGACTCAGGCTCAACCATCAGCACCAGATCATGCTATGCCTGTTGAGAAGATGAGTGATATGGACGATGAAATTCCATTTTAATGTCTGAATTATCTAAAACTCAAGACAAACTTATTAGCGATTTCTATAACTTAAAAAAAGATTTCGCTATTAAGCTAGAGGAAATACAGGCTTTGTATTTGGAGAATAAAAACTTACATAAAAAGATAGATGCTCTTGAAAAAGAAAATCATAGCTTTAAACAACAAATAAAACAATTAGAACAAGAAGCAGAAGAAATGCTACTTTTTCCCTAAGGAGATAATTATGTTAATTTTTGGAAAATCAAAATCAGATTTAAAAGTGTTAGAACTACATTATAGACGAGAATGGATTTGCTTTGTAGTAGGATTTGTATTAGGAGTTATATTGATATGAATTTAAGCGATCAATTATATAAAAAATTAGAAGATGCCTCTAATGATTGGGCTGAATGGCAAAAGAAAACTATTATTTTAGATGAGGGTAGAAAAGCAGTTTTTTCTTCATGTGTGATTAAACATAAAAAATTAGTTAAGACTATGAGTGAGGCAGAGCATGAAGCAAGAATAGACCCTGATTATAAAAATATAGTTCAACAATATGCTGAAGCTGAAAAAGAATTAATTAAAGCTAGATATAGATATACCAATATAGATAGATATGTCAGCTTAAAACAATCAGAGTTAAAAAGAGATTTAGCTTTGAACAATAAGGTTTAATGAATTCTACTAACGATATATTGATTTGCTCCCCATATATGAGTCTAGTAGATAGAGCCATCAGGGAGACTTGGTGGCTTGTTAAAAGAATTTTAGGTGTTTTTAATTATGGTTTATATAAACGACCATAAATATCTTTGAGCCTAAAATAGCTAGGGTAGTTTTGCTCTCTCTTTACTGCCCTAGTTTATAGTTACATCATAATATTTTAAATTTGTTTTAGAATTTACTTTTGTGTAGGTGTATTCGTAATTAATTAAATCAACATCACTTCGTTTTTCAAGTTCTGAAATCATTTCATTTACTTTAGTAAAATGAGGATATGTGTCAATAAAACGAAAATTAACATAATTTCCTGAATCAGAATTATGGACTTCAACTTGAATTTCTAAACTACATATAACAGCATCAACTTTTAATTTGTCCATTTGGACACTATACTATTTCTTACGCATGATGTCTGCACCTTTAAGTCCATAGATCGCAGAAACCACTCCAATAAAAATAGCTTGATACCAATAAGGTAAATCTTTAAAATACTGAAAAAATAAATCTAATTTATTACGAATGTCAGGGTCGTCAGAGAAAACAGAGTAACCCAATATAAGAATAGGCAAAGATACAAGCACAAGGACAAATTCATCTTTCCAACCATTGTCATTACTTTCAATAACTTTTGCTTTATATTCAATTTCGCCTTTCGCCATTTGCTCTGCATGGTGCATCTGAGCATCTGACATTAACTGTTTTGTTCGTTGTTTATTTTGGTAAATCTTAGCCCCTGTCTTTACACCCAACGATAATAAATTCAACCACATTTTAATTCCTTTGCTAATTCACAATAATGAATTATTTTATCATATCTTTCTTTAGGATTCTCGCCTTTTTTATTCCTAACTGCATATTTAACTATATTGCCATCTATGAAGTCTAAATTATGCGATATAATGAGTTCTATTGGCTGTACTTTGCCTTTGTAATGGTTGCCACCTATTTGCTTGTCAGTAGCCCTCTCTGTGGCTCTGTGTGGCTTTAACTTAGACGATTTTGCCAATCCAATCCCCTTTTT